TTCCTTCTTAACTTGGATCAGTCGCTTGCGTGTCAGAGCCATCGCTCAGTTCCTCGGCTTGGGGTTCGGAGGGAGTGGCCGGCTCTGTCCGCTCGATGAGCTTCCGTTTGCCGGTTTTGGGGTCCAGCAGGTAGGTGCCGCCTTGTCCCCAGTATTCGTCTTCCATCGTAGCCATCATGCTGTTGCCAGATTAGTCACACTGGTGCGGTAACGGATCAGGAAGTCGCAGCTGATGACACCAGCTGGCTGGTCTGCTTCCACCATCTCGAAGTTCACGCTCTGCGGCTGAACGTCGATGGCCACACCACCCAGCGTGAGATCGGCCATCAGCTTCGCGTGCAGGCTCTCAACCACCGGGTCCGCGATCTGATCCGGGATGGCGCCGCGCACGATCACCGCCACGCGGATCGTCAGGCTCCAGTCGAGCGTCGGCAGGCTGGTGTTCTGTTGAGCGGTGTCGCTCACCGGCTCGACCACAATCGCCGGACTCTCAGCCCGTGCCATCGGCTCAACCCTGCTGCGGTAGATCCGCGAGCCGACGCCGGTGGTGCCGGTCAACGCTGTCCGAACAGCGGCCAGGATTGTCTCGCGCTTGGTGGTCATCAGTGGCACATCACGCTGATGGTGGCTGTGACGCCACTCCCGATGCTAGTCACCGTCGAACGCACATACCGCACCGCGCGCCCGGTGTAGAAATGCGCGTCGATCTCAGATTGGTTGTGGCTTTTTGCCGTGTCGATGTTGAACCAGATGCTGCCGTCAAGCGAACCCTGATCTTCAATCGTGACGTTACCGGTGACGTTATGCACAAAGGTCAGGTGCGAGCCATGGACTTCAACAGCAGGAGTTGATCCCTGTGCCGTCAAAGGGGCGAACTGGTGGACATTGCGGTCAAGCGCCGCCGGTGACCCGTAAATCGTCATGTCTTCTGCAGTCCGATTTCAACAAAGGCGCCGTCATCAATCTGACGGGTCTCGCGCACCTGATAGTTCACGCCGGCAACGGTGATCGGGTCGCCGTATCGCAGGCCACCGAAATCCGCGAACCGTGCGGTGAGGGTGTAGTCGGTGCTCAGCACCATGTCGCCGGCCAGCACCTGGCTGGGCATGTCAAGGATGCCCAATGCCGAAATAGCGCCAGCCGTGCAGCTGACGCCGAAATCATTCAGGAAGATGCTCAGGTCTTCACTGATCGCCATCGGTCTTCACCTTGCGGGCTCGTGGCTTGGTCTCCTCGGCCAGCGCTTCAGCAGCACGGCCAATGCGCAGCAGCTCGGCAGCCACATCAGCTGCCAATTCGTAGACCGTACCAGCAGCGAGGTATTCGCCCCGGGCTGCGCAGTCTGTGATGATCAAAACCTTCATGGGGGAAAGTGGGGCGGTTGCCCGCCCCAGCTCCTATCAGGTGGTGATGTCCAGGATGGCAGCGAAGCTCTTCGGATCGCGCACGGCCACGTCATAGGTGACGATGCCGCGGACGCTGGTCAGAGCCTTGCTGAAGTCATCGGCGTCTTCGCCGACGGTGATCTCCAGGCCGTTACCCCAGAAGCCGACGATCGCCTGGCTGAAATCACCCATCAGCAGAGCCGAGCAAACGCCGGAGCTGCTGCCCTTGGTCAGGTTGCTGGGCACCTGGTTGGTGGGGGCAAGCGGGTAGCCGTTCAGCGTGCCGGGGGTAGGACCACGGCCGAGGCTGGCGCCATCGGTGTTGAACAGGAAGGGACCGTCGCCGGTGGTGGAACCGCCAGCGCGCAGTTTCTTCAGAGCAGCCAGCACCTTGTAGTTGGTGAGGTAGGCAACGTTGCCGGGATTGACGGCGCCGTTGACGTTCATCACCGCGGCTTCCAGATCGACCACCTTCTCCAGGGTGATCGCGCCACCGTTGGTGCCCATGGCCACCGAGCCGATGCCGGAGGTCTGCATGATGCCGGTGGGCTGGCCGGAGGAACCGGAGCCGTTCAGGATGCCAAGGTCGATGGCAAGGTTGATGCCATCGGTGAGGTCACGACGAACCAGCTCCTCAATGCCAGGGGTGCCCTGCAGCAGGGTCTGACGGCTGTACTTCGACAGGGCTGCCAGGTTCTTGGGCGCCAAAGTCACCTGATCGAAGGTGGACTCCGACTGGGTGATGGCGGTGGTCTGGGTGCTCAGGTAGTAGGTCGAAGCCACACCGGAGCGGCGGGGGATCGCCACGTTGCCGACCAGTCCGGGCATCGTGCGGACGCCCAGCTGGAGCATCACGGCGTTGTTGCGCAGGAACTCGATGAAGTCCTGAGCCATCAGGTCAGTTGCGACCAGGTTGCCGCCGGTGGTGGCGCCAGAGGTCACATAGGTGGCGCGCTGATTCAGTGCCGAGAAAGGCACGAAGAAGGAACGCTCGGTGGTCTTGGCGACGCCGGACTTCTCCACTTCGCGGGAGAGGTCACGGACCAGGCCAGCTTCACGGCTGGACCAGTCGCCGGTCAGCATTGCGCGGATGCCGGCGGTGATGCTGTAGCTGGCGCGCTCTTGGGCGGCCATCTCAACGGGAGCGACGGTCTCGACAGGCTTGATGCCCAGCTTGTCGAGGACAGCAGCGCGAGCCTCATCAAGGCTGCGGCCGCCATCGATCAGCTGGCGACCGAGGTCAGCCATGCCGTGCTTTTCGGTCAGGGCAGTGATGCCGGCAATGCGGGAGCGCTCAGCCTTAGCAGCCTCAGCAGCCGCTTCAGCCCGCACCGCTGAAATGTCAGGGGTGTTTTCCATCGGAACCTCTGGTTCTGGTTGGGGGGTTGTTGATGCGGCGGTGGCCGCAGGTTGAGCGTCGAGAGCACGCCCGACGCCGACCGTTGGGTCTGCGGGTATGCTAACCACACTCACTTCGTAGGGGCTCCAGCGAGTCGCCACGAAATCTTCGCCGCGCTGCTCCATGTCGGCGATCTGATAGCCAACTGAAACGTTGCGGAGCACGCCGTCCTTGACATCCGCCAGGACTTCCTGAGCGAAGGCGTTGCGGCTGAACTTCACGGCCACATAGCCGCGCTTCTTCTGGCCGTCGATCCATGCGCGCTCAACCACGCCCACCACCTTTCCGGGGTCGTGATTAAAGAGCAGGGGTGCGCCATCGTTCAGCCGGGCAAGGTCCACGGCTTCACGAGTGTGATCAAGGATCTCGTTGCCGAAGTATCGGGCAACGGGAAATTCAGAACTAAAGGGGAACTCTATGGTGCGCTCGTCTTCGCCGACCTGAAAGTCAGCTGCAGCGGCGCGCTTCAGAAGCTGCCCTTCAAGATCACGCGATAGGTCCATCGGTGCCCTCGGTGTTGTCTTCGCCATTATCGTCGGTTGAGTCTGGATCACTGGCCGGAGCCATTTCCTCAGCTTGATCCTCGGTCACATCTCCAGCTTGCTGGGTGCCGCTTGCGTTAACTTCATGCGGGTCGGTGTCAAAGGTCAGATCCAGTTCATCGGCCAGCTCCAGCTCGGCGGCCCTTGCCACCATCAGCTCTTCAAGGTCGCCGCCTTGCTCGGCCACCACCTCGCCCAAGGTCTTGAAGCCGCAGCGCACCGCGTCCTTGTACGCCTGCACTTCCTTGGCCGGATCCACCCAGGCCCAACCGCGTGGCATCCAGCGGATCGCCCGGTAACGCTCGGGGTCGGTCTCGTAGAACGGCAGCCCGATCGCACCGCCGAGCACCGCCATCTCCAGCCATGCCTCAAAGACAGGCTGATGGAAATTCTCGATCAGGTACTGCTGCAGCGCGCGCCAGTGGTCGCGATCCTCAAGCAGGCTCAACCGGCTGCTGCTGTAGTTGGTCTGGCTAAAGTCGCGGCTTACGCTCTCGTAGCTGCAGCCAAGTCCGGCTGCCAACGCCCGGAGCATCGCCCTGAGAAACGGCTCGAACTGACCATCGGGTGCATCGAGCGACGGGACTGTCACTTTTTCGCCGGGCGCCAGGTAGCGAAAGACCCCAGGTTCAAAGTTTTGAACCCGGTCGCCGTCCATCACCTCATCGCCAAACAGCTCACCCTCGGGGCTCTCGATGAATCCCATCAGCGCGCTCGATGCCCGCGCGCGGACCACCTCCGCTTCCTCATAGCCCTGCAGATGATGCAGCCGCTGAATCGCAGTGGCCAGCCACGGCACGCCGCGGGTCTGACCCGGCCGATCCATCAGGTAGAGGTGGATGATCTCGGAGGCAGGGATCAGCTTGTGGCGATCGCCTGGCTGTCCCTGGAACGGCGCATCGCCAGGGTGCTTCCGCAGGAACGCATACTGCACCGGCCGGCCCCAGCGGTCGCACTCCACGCCCATCCGCCACTCGTTGCCGTCGATCGTGCTCGAACCGGTGTAGCTGTCATCCAGCAGATCCGACTCGATCACCTCCAGCGCAAACGGCACCTTGCTGCCGCCAAACGGCTGCCGCACCTTGCGGATGAACACCTCACCCGACTCGGCCATCGAGCCGATGACCAGCCGCTCAAGGTCGTGCCAGCTCAGCCGGCCGCCGGTGTGGCAGAACTGCTTCTTGCTCCAGAGGGTCCAAGCGGTCTCGATCGCGTCGTTGACCGTCTGATCCAGACGACCGGCACCGCGGACCATCCGCACCTGCGCCTGCATCTTGATGCCGGTGCCGATCACGTTGTTCTTCACCGCACGGATCGCCTGCCGTGCGTAGTCGTTATCCCGCACCAGCTGGCGCGATCGGTTGCGCAACCGGGGCAGGCTCCCTTTGATCTCAGCGTCGGCGCTGGTGCCACCCGTCACCCAGTCGCTGGTCAACCGGCCGACCATGGCGCCCTGGTACATCCGCCGCCGGGGTGCTGGCATCGGCTCCGCGCCGCGTTGCAGCCAGCCGAGGATTGAGGATCGGATGCCCATCAGAAGCGCACAAAGAGGTTGTGAGGATTGCCGAGGCCATTGGCCATCAGCTGCGCGGCTTGTTCGCGCTTCACGCTGGCCTTCAGCGTAGATTCCAGCGCCAGCAGATCGGCCATCTCCATCTTCTTCAGGCGCCGGTTGCCGATGCTGTACTCAGCCACCGCACCGCCGGAGATCATCGAGCGGATCGCGGATTGCACCGCCTCCAGATCCTTCTGTGCCTGGCTGCGATTGTCGAATGCTGCCGGGGTGCCGGTGTACGCCAGATTGGCGTCAATCTCGAACTGGCCGGCGCCCAGCGTTACGGTCTCGCCCGCCTTGGTGGCGACCGCCTGCCAGTAACCCGTATCGTCTGCGTGGAAGCCCTCGGTCGTGGCGGCCGTCAGGCTGAACTCCCAGCCGGTGCCGTAGGCCGTGCCGGTGGCAGTAGCGCCGTGGTTGTTGCGGTTAAAGCGGAAGTAGTAGGTCAGCGTCCAGCCGGCCGAACTGCTGATCGGATTGCCCAGCGTGTCGGCGCTGGCCACATCGCGCCACCTGACGGTATCGCCCTCTGTTATCCGCGCAGGGAAGTTCACTGGCCTCACCAGTTGTTGATGAATGCCGAACGCTGGCCGGCTCCCTCCGATCTTAGGCGCGGCTTGCGTGGCTCAGTACTTCCATTCTGCAGGCGCTTCTCCAGCTGATCCCAGATTGTTCTCCGGTCGTACCGCTGGTACATCCGATGTACCGCGGCGTATGCGTAGACCAGGCAGTCAAGCGCCTCATTCCGCGCGCTGGGTTTCTTCACCCACTCGCGCACCGGGAAGCCCTTCACGTACCGCAGCGCCTGCTTCTCCGCCGTCAGCTGCTCGAAGTATTCCGCGCCGGTCTGCGCATGGAAGTGCAGATAGCCCGGGCCGCGCTCGTTGT